CCGTTCATCACGATATAGGTGTCAGTATTCATATTAGCATTCTACCATGTTTTTTCGTTTTGTCAAGCCCGGAGAATATTCTTCCACAAAACTATCAAAGCTATCACTATAAGCCATATTGATATTATCGCAATATCTATCAAAAAACGGATTGTATCCATCTGGCCCACGCTTCATTTTGTTCTCGTTAGCCCAGGAAACAATATGCTTGGAGCGAGTCCACTTCACAACCGTACCGTCTGGAGTCAAAAAGCAGAAAAAAATAATATCACACAATTCGGGCTTAATTTTTTGAATAACATAACCCTTCTTTGTATTATTATAAGTAGCTAGCTTAACCTCTACCCTAATACTATCATTAAGCAGAATATCAAAATCATTCTTACCAACATAATGATGAACGGTAAACCCACACATCCTGAGTCTTTTAGCTAGCATAAGTTCGCCAGATAGACCAACTTTCGTGCTGTTCAACAAAGATAGTTCGTAGCACAATTCGTCTCTTTCTGGAGAAAAAACGCTATCATTCCGCAAGTATTGTTGAATACTCTTAAAGTCTTGCATAGTGAACATGGCTTATTCCTTTGTCTTAGCATACCAATACTATCGGCCATTGTCAATAGTTTTCTAAAATAAATCCTAAGTCTATGCTACATAAGGAGTTACGGCGAATCCGGCCCGCCGCCCTCGCCCTAAGTCCTTTGCTGCCAAAGGGTTAGGGTTAGAGGGTTTCTTGAGAGTCTAAATTTTAGAACAGGTGAGCCACACCCGCCTTGAACAGCGTTCCCGCAAGAAGAGGACGCCGACAATTCTTAGCACGCTCTGCGTAGAACTGTCGGATATTACCATCGGGAGTCTGGCAAGTAACCAGATGACTGGTACGAATAAACTGAGGATCATTCGCACGATACCGACTACGACGATTAAGCCTAGCAATCTGATCCTGAGTCATAGTGTAAACAGGCTCAACAACCTTAGCAAGATAACGCTCAGGCTCACCATGCAATGGCTGCTCATATTCAAAGTTATAAACCTCACCAACCTGAGCATGGCTCAGGCTAGCATGAACACCACCGTACACAGAATACACACCGAATGCCACAATCAACGCAACAATACCAGCAAACAAACCACCAAACAACAGAACATCGTTCATAAGAAACCTTTCAATTAGAAGACAATCAAAACCACTCATTCCACAAGTCTACACTACTTATCGGCAGTTGTCAAGCCTCAACTTGAACAAAATTTTCTTTCCAATACTCTTGCATTTCCGCAAGGTTCACCGCACTATCGTTCCAAGATACGCTATCAGGCGTCTCATACGAGATAGGCGAACAAGGGCTTACCTCCCGCAGCCTAGCCATGAAATCTTTATAATCTTGACACACGGCCGCAAATTCGTTCAGACCTTCATCATTACTAATCCAAAGACAAACATTCCACGTTTGATAATTAGCATAACCGTTATATGTACCATCAGGACTCATTAATAATCCTCCCCATAATAACCGTAATCTTCATCCGTTCCGAATCCCGCATCACGCATGGCTGAATCAAAATCCCCATCCATGCTATCATCGTAAGAATCATCCCAACTGTTTTCCAATTCGTCAGCATCAATTTCCCCGTAAAAATCATTATGATCGTCGTAATTCATATCATCCTCAAAAGCGTTATCGGGATCAAACAAAGGATCGGGGTGACTCATGTTATAACCTTTCAGTTAGAATACTCAGGAGGAACAAACTCATCCACAACACCAACTATATCCGCCCAATCCCAAAAATCAACTTCCACGTTGGGATCATCAATCGGCTCGACAATTCCCTCGTCCACCATGCCAGCCAGAATCAGATTGATTTCATCAAAATCGTGAAGCATTGTTGGTTTCCTTAGTGGTTTCCCTTGTGATGCTCTCATTCTATAGTATTTATCGGCCAATGCAAGAGAAATCTTTGGAATTTTTCAAATATAATTCTGTGCCAAACGAGAAATATTTTTGTGGCACAGCTTTTGCGTCAATGCTCGCTCTAAGTCTATGCTATCAAAGGAGTTACGACGCGCCGGGCGGCAAAAAATTGCCCTAAGTCTTTATAGGGCAAGGGTTTACGTTAAGAGTTTACAATCCAAGCAACCAAGCAACCAGCCACAAAAGAAATGGTCAGAATAATAGAATCCGAATTAATCATTGTTATCCTCACTATTCTTTACATAAAAAACCAGATCAGAAACAAACCAAGAACACAACACGCCAGCAACAAATCCCACACCTATTTGTACCCAGTTAATATCGACCATCCGTGTCGCCTTTCTTTAATTATGCGGGGTTTAGAGCATTATCCGCAAGAGTAGTAATCTTAGACCAAGCAGAATCCACAGTATTATCATCACGCAAATAAATTGTATGCTGATTTCCGGGAATATCACTAATAATAGAAACTTGCCAACCACAAGGGGTAGACCAACCACAACTCGAACGGGTTATAGTAACCTCACAACCACCAAGATATTGACCAACCAACTCCCTAACTTCTGCTTCACTAATCATCTTTTTCTCCTTGCTTCTTATATCGACATTCTACCGTCTAATCTTTAGTTGTCAACTATAAAGTCTTCTTGCAATATTGAAAGGTTCCCCTAACTCACTGACTATACCCAGCTTGCCCAAACCCGAAGGGTTAGCTGGAACATGCAGACTATTTCCTATGCGTGATCGTGGCATCTTGTGCATATTCCGTAATCGCTAATCGGTGCATCACAGCATGGACTAGCTTCTGTCAATTCTTCACAATTCTTATAATAGAGCGAACGATACTCGCCATTGTCAAGTTTCACCAACAACAGCCTACCCTTATTCGGAATAACCCTTTCATTCTCTAGCGTTCCATGATACTCGTTACGCTTGCCAGTAGAATCGGTATACACGGTATTGATTGTGCTTCCAATAAACATTTTCTTTTCTCCTCTTTTCTTTCTTCTGTCCTATTCCTTATATCGACATTATACAGCAACCATCTTGAGTGTCAACTAAAAAATTTCCTTACAATGTTGTAAGGTTTCGAAATAAAGCTTGGCACACGTTTTGCGTTTTGATTTGATGTAAGTCGTTACGACATAAGCACTTACGTCAAATTTGGCGGCGAAAAATCGCCGTAAGTCCTTTGGTAGCAAGGCTTTACGTCGAATTTTTTGTACAGTGTACAGAAGATCACCCCTCCGAAAAGGGGGATACTTCTTCTCCACAAGCAAGAATCGCTGTATATTGCGATTCCAGAGCAGCAACCCTTTCGGCCGAACCCGGCTTGCCAACCTTCACGATCATACGATCCTCACCCCCAATAAGGCGGGGATCATTCTTTTCAACTTTCTTTCTTCCAAGATTCTTCAAGGCTTTCCGATTGAATTTCAAAACCTTTTCCGAACGAATCGGACCATACACACCATCGGCCAAGGATGGTTGATGGGGAATGGCGATACCGGAAAAAACCATACGGGCTTGAACCTTGGCCTTCTCAACAATCTCAAATTTCTGTTTCATATCTTCCCTTTCGTATTGGTTGAATTATAGCGTTTTGTTTTTACGGGTCAAGTCTAGATTACTTGCAATGTCGTAAGATTCACGACCAACCCATTTCAGAAGCATTTTCACAAGAAACATCATAATAAAGATCGTTAATCTTATCTTCCATATTCTTCTCATTCACTCGAACGGAGTGGATACCATCTTCCCATTCCACACGGAAGCAATCACCGCTCATGTTCACCACAACACGGTTAGCATCTTCACCGAAAATCTTTTCAACCATCTTCATAACTTCGTTCTTATTCATTTTCTTATCCTTCTTTCTTTCTTCTTTTCTCTTATATCGACATTATACAGGCTTTTCTTTAGCCTGCAAGCGAAATCTTTTGATTTTTTCAAATATAATTTCATGCCAAACAAATAAAATTTTTGTGGCATAGCCTTTGCGTTAAAACTTGACGTAAGTCTTTACAGCATAAGGGTTTAGGTCAAATTTTGCGGCGAAAATTCGTCGTAACTCCTTACGCCTCAAGGGTTTACGTCAATTTCTTTTCGATAACGTACCAGCAAATCCTGTGCCAATTCTTTAATGCTTTTCTTAATAGTTTCTTTATCCGATTCACTCAAAGCATATTGCAAACGAATTTGCTCAATTCTTAAAGCGGTTTGTACTGTACATTTGCTTAGTTGAGAGATATTCATTTTTCATCCAAAGTAGAAAAAGGGAACATAAACAAAAAGATAACAAGCCCAACCGATTAGAAACGCTTGAATACCCAAGCCACTAATCATTCCGAAAGCATCAACATCGTCGGGATGTTCGCCAAACAAATTGTAGCAAATCCAGTTTTTCATTTCTTTTCCTTTCAAGCAAATTCTTCTTCACCCTGAAAATCGTCCAGCCACTCATCGTCCGTTTCGACCCACTCATCGGCATCACCCATGATCGGATCCCACGAATAATCGTCGAAATCCATAGCGTCATCCTCTCCATAACCCACAATCCATTCCTCTCCATTCTCGTCGATCATCTTTTCCATTTTCTTTCTCTCTTTCTTATGCTCTAATTATACTAGAATTATTTTGTTTGTCAATAGGTTTCGGAAAGCATATTCTCCAACCTTGCAATTTCGTAACGAATCTTTCTAACCATTACCCAATCCCTATCGTTAACGTAATTGTCAAGATCAAACCTCAAACTGATGATCTTATCCACAAGCTTCATTTTCACATTCGTCATTTTCTTATCCTTCTTTCTTTCTCTCTTACTTCTTATATCGACATTATACAGAGTTTTCTTTAGCTTGCAAGAGAAATTTTCGGAATTTTTCAAATATAATTTCGTGCCAAATAAAGATATTTTTTGTGGCACAGCACTTGCGTCAAAAATCGTCATAAGTCCTTACCACACAAGCACTTACATCAAATTTTGCGGGGCATAATGATGCTAAGTTGTTATACCATATAGGTTTAGGGGTAGGGGGGTTTTTTTGTTTTGAAGTGGTCGCTACAGTTTTCCGTCAAAAACCTCCGGTGGTCCAAAAACAATAGGCCACCCCACTTATAATTGGCCGGTTTAATAGCCACTATCCCCAAGATCAGGAGTAAGTATAAAAAAAGAGACAAACATTTCTGCTTGTCCCTTTTGTTACTTGCTAGTCTATTGTTATAGATTAATAGTTATACTGATTCCAATTATTATAGTAGTAACCATAATTCTGTGGATAACTATAGTAATGAGAATAATTCATAAAAAACTGGCCAACCACTGGTCTATACTCCACTCTATTTTCCACCACAGGAACCAACCTTTGTTGCTGCACCACAACAGGAACATATTGATATCCATAAACAACATATGGTTGATAAACTACTACTGGAGCTGGTATAATAGTAGGATTATGTTTGATCCAACAAGGACCAGCACCCATAGTACAAAACAATAATAAGCATAAACCTAAAAATTTAATCATAAATATCTTTCTTAGTTAGCTGATGGAGTAGTATTCTTCTTGCGTCGGCCCCTTGCTTTAACAACACCTAGCTTGCGCCTTTGACGCCGTATCATACCACAACTAACAGTTTCGCCCGTCATTTCACTAAGCTTAGTGGCCAATTCCGTATCACTAAAACTGCTTAGATTATCCCGTATAAATTGCAACTCAGCATCATTCCATCTTTTATATGTGGCCATAAAACATTTCCTTTTTTGACAAAAAGTGTACAAATCATAATATATATTATATCACCAATCTTTTAACGCAAGAGGGTCCTATGGATATTGACAATATTACGCCACTAGTACTACACGTTACCGCTAAAGAAAACATAGATATTAGCCAAGATTTGGATAGCACACAAAACAAGAGTTTAAACGAACTTATAGAAGACAACACTGATGAAAAAGAAGAAACCGAAAACGGTTGATGAAAATGAATTTCTAAATATAGTTGATATAATAGCAAAAAAATTAGCATACAAATTTAAGTTTGGTTATCACGACTTTGAGGATATGAAACAGCAAATTAGTATTTTTGCTCTTGAAGGACTTAAAAATTACGACCATAAAAGGCCGCTCGAAAACTTTTTATGGACCCACGTTAGAAATCGACTATTTAACTATAAAAGAGATAACTATCAAAGGCCCGATAAACCATGCTTAAGTTGTCCACTATACAACAAGGAGAACCTCTCCTGCAATAAATACTCTAATAAAAATGATTGCGAACTGTATTCCTCTTGGAACAGCAGAAACTCTGCTAAAAAGAATCTGATGCACCTCACCACCATAGATGAGATTAAAGATTATTCCAATGTTTTTAGTAGCAATGATAGCGAACTACTTAATAATATATCAATTAAAGAGATATTTAACATATTAGATAATGAATTAACAGGAGATGACAGAGTAGTATATCTAAAAATTAAAAGTGGAAGCAAAGTAAGCAAAGCTGATATGGACAAGCTAAAAATTAAACTCCAACAACTAATAAAAGACCATGGCTAAAAAACGCGGACAACTAAGTTTAGATGAAGAGCAATTTATCCGAGAAAATATCAACATATTATCCATAGAGGATATTGCTCAATCATTAAATCGCAACATAGATCCCATCAAAAGATATATTGATGAGGAGCAACTATATAGTTTGGACGATAAGAGCGAGAATGAAATACTCAAACGCAAACTACGAAGCAAAACATTTTGGAACGAAATTGTTCGTCAGTTTGATGCGGAAACTGGTGAGTTAGAATATTTTGAAAACACATGGATAGGACTAATAAAACAATTCAGAGAGGATGTGCTACCCGCCGAAGAACTTCAAATCAAACAATTTATCACTATCGATATTCTTATTAATCGCAGTATGAAAGAACGCAAACGTCATATTAGTGAAACTGAAAAATTACAAAAGCTTGTGGATAATGAATATGAAAAACCCGAAACTGAACGAGATATTCCCAAGCTAGCCAATTTAGAAACTCAACTAAGTTTTGCTCGTAATAGTATTGCTAGCTATACTAACGAATATACTAAACTATTAAATGAGCAGCAGAAGATCGGTAAAGATTTAAAAGCTACCAGAGAACAAAGAATTAAAAGAATAGAGGATGGTAAGAGTAGCTGGGTGGGATTAATTCGTATGCTAGAAGATGAACAAATAAGAGAAAAAGAAGGTAAAGAAATGATTATTCTAGCTATGGCCACAGATCAAGCAAAACAAAAACTTTACGAATATCATAATTTTACAGATAACAATGTGGATTGCCCCATACTTAGTCCAGAAGCATTAGAATCCCATGACTCGTAATTATCAAGATCCACAATATAAACAATGGAGACAACTAATTAAAAAAAGAGATAATCATACTTGTCGGTGGCCGCACTGTAATAGCAAAAAGAAAATTCACGCTCACCATATTAACAAGTGGGCCGATTTTCCCGGCTTAAGATACCACCCAGACAACGGTATATCTCTCTGCAAAACTCATCATGACCTGATTAAAAACAACGAAGAAAACTATGCCCCTTTTTTCCTCAAACTAGTATTAGCACAAAAAAATGTATAAACAAGATGATTTCACAATAATAGTAGATACCAGAGAACAGCTACCGTGGGAATTTGGCTTTCATACCACCAGCAAACAAAAGCTAGATACTGGGGATTATAGTATGGTGGGATATGAAAGTATCCTTACCATAGAAAGAAAGCGTAGTGTGAGCGAAATTGCTAATAACATCACAGAAAGTCGATTTAAAGATGTGTTACAAAGAATGAGTAAAATTCCTCATTCCTTTATGTTACTAGAATTTAATTTGGATGATATCTATAGCTTTCCTGTGGGAAGCGATATTCCTAAAAAGATGTGGGACAAGCTGAAAATTAGTGGCAATTTTATAATGAAGTATCTTATACAAGCTCAACTCAATTATAATGTGCAAGTATTATTTTGTGGATCGGCCGAAAATGCTGAAAGAACTGCCGTTAGCATAATGAAAAGAATACATGAGAAATACTCTAGCAAATCTAACAACGTATGATGATGCTTGGTTGGGTCTGGGAGATATTTCCAGCCTAATTATAGATAACAACCCTATGATAGGTAGGACCAAGGAAGATATAGAAAATCCAGACCTACATTTATTACGACTGTTAAAAGATCCTCGATACTTTGGATCCACCTGTAATCTATTGTTTGGTATAGAGCTTCACCCTATTCAAGTTGCTATATTGCAAGAATTCTGGATTAGACCCTTTCCAATGTTTGTGGCTAGTCGTGGTTTTGGTAAGTCATTTTTAATGGCATTATACTGTACCTTAAAGTGCATGTTAGTTCCAGGAACCAAAATAGTGGTAGTGGGTGCCGCTTTTAGACAGAGTAAGATTGTCTTTGAATACATGGAAACACTGTGGCGAAACAGTCCTATATTACGAAGCATCTTTAATGGGAACGATGATGGTCCGCGTCGAGATGTTGACAGATGTACCATGAGATTGGGCGAGAGTTGGACAATTGCGGTTCCCATGGGTGATGGTAGTAAGATCAGAGGTTTAAGAGCACACATTATCATCGCTGACGAGTTCGCATCAATATCACCAGACATTTACGAAACAGTAGTAGCAGGTTTCGCGGCTGTTAGTGCTAGTCCTATTCAGAACGTGAAAGAGCAAGCTAAAAAAGAAGCTATGATAAAAGCAGGATTGTGGAGCGATCAGCTAGAAGCAATACAAATAAAGAAAGGCAATCAGGCTATAATAGCTGGTACAGCAGACTATAGTTTCAAACACTTTGCGTCTTATTGGAAAAGATACAAGAGTATTATTAATAGTCGCGGAGATAAAACAAAATTAGAAGAAATTTTCAAGGGAGAAGTACCAGATAGCTTTAACTGGAAAGATTATAGTATTATCAGAATGCCCTATGAACTTATTCCCAAAGGCTTTATGGATGATAAGCAAGTTAGCCGAGCCAAAGCCACAATACATAGTGGTATTTATAACATGGAGTATGCGGCTTGTTTTACGGAAGATAGTGATGGATTCTTTAGAAGAAGTCTTATTGAGAGTTGTGTTGCTAATGAGGCTAACCCTATTCTTATAGCAGATAAACCGGTGTTGTTTGATGTTTCAGTACGAGGTAATCCTAATTTAGGATATGTGTATGGAATTGATCCAGCATCAGAAAAAGATAATTTTAGTATAGTTATTATAGAAGTTCATCCCGACCACTCTAGAATTGTATATTGTTGGACAACTAACAGAAATAATTTTAAGGACCGTCAAAAAACAGGACTAGTCAACGAGCACGACTTTTATGGATTTTGTGCTAGAAAAATTAGAAATCTTATGAAAGTATTTCCTTGTGTTAGATTAGGAATGGATGCTCAGGGAGGAGGAGTTGCTATAGAAGAAGCATTACATGATCCTGGTAAATTAGAAGAAGGAGAAAGTCTTATATGGCCAGTTATAGAGGATAAACCCAAAGAAACTGATGATCAACAAGGTTTACACATTTTGGAATTAGTGCAATTTGCTAGAGCAGATTGGACAGCTCAGGCCAATCATGGTCTTAGAAAAGATCTAGAAGATAAGGTATTATTATTTCCTCGATTTGATCAGGTAAGCTTGGCTCTAGCTTTAGATAAAGAAAATAAAGATATTATGAATACAGATCTTAGTAATCTATATGATAGTGAAAGTGAATGTATACTAGAAATAGAAGAACTTAAAAATGAACTAACAACGATAGTTATGACGCAAACAAGCACAGGACCTAATGCTAGAGATAGATGGGATACTCCAGAAGTAAAATTACCCAATGGGAAAAAGGGCAAATTAAGAAAAGACCGATATAGCGCACTAATTATAGCAAATATGTTAGCTCGTCAATTGAGTAGATCTTTAGAACCTATTAATTATGATGTTATAGGAAGTGACTTAAGTAAAACTGGTAAAAAAGATGGTCAAATGTATAAAGGACCAAACTGGTTTGTTGATAGCGCTAACACTAATATATATACAGGAATTTATCGTTAATAGTGTATATTAACAGTAATTACATCATAATCCTAATACAATACTATTATGCCAAGAAAAAAGTATCCAAAAAGTGAAGCTAGTCCCATTTTACCAGAAAATGCATATGTTACATGGGATGATAATGATTTAGCCAGTAAAAAAGATGCTCTTAAAGAATCTTCCAAAGGATTAGATGAATACGGTATTGTAAATAAAACGACAGCAGCTACTAGCAGATTTAGAAATTTTCAAAATCTAGATGGACAAATATCTGGTAGACCAGGATTAGCTCGGACAGATTATGATTATTTTCGTCCTGATGAAGCAGTACCTACAGAAATAAAGTCTATATTTGCTTTAGCAGATCAGATATATAATAGAGTAGGATTAGTAAAAAATGTTATCGATCTTATGGGTGATTTTGCTAGCCAAGGAATAAGATTAGTTCATCCTAATAAAAGAATAGAACGATTTTATAGAAATTGGTTTGATAAAGTTAAGGGCGAAGAAAGAAGCGAAAGATTTCTTAATAATTTTTATAGAATCGGTAATGTTGTTATTAATCGCCAAACAGCAAAAATTAGCGTAAAGGTTGCTGATAGTTTATATAAAGCTACAGCAAGTCCTGATTTAATAATTAATAGCGATGATGTTAAAGTTGAAAAAAGAGAAATACCATGGAAATATACTTTTATTGATCCTAGATGTGTTGATGTTATGGGAGCTTCTTTATCATCATTTGTTACAAATAAAACTTATGCTATTACTCTACCGGCAGGATTAAGAAAATTAATTAATGCCCCAAAAAATGATGCAGAAAAAGCTATAATAGACCAGCTACCACTAGCCATAATAGAAGCAGCTAAATCTAAAAAACAATATTTATTAGATCCAGAAAAAACCATGGTTTTTCATTACAAAAAAGATGATTGGAAAACATGGGCTTATCCTATGATATATTCTATCATGGATGATATTAGTATTGTAGAAAAACTAAAACTAGCAGATTTAGCAGCACTAGACGGTGCTATTTCTAATATTAGAATATTTAAACTTGGTAGTTTAGAACACAAGATAGCTCCAACACAAGCAGCAGCATCTAAATTGAGTCAAATATTACAAGCTAATGTTGGTGGAGGAACTATGGATTTAGTATGGGGTCCGGATATAGAGTTATTAGAAAGTAAAACTAGCGTACATCAATTTCTTGGTGAAGGAAAATATACTCCCCATCTCAATAGTATATATGCTGGTCTAGGTATTCCTCCTACACTAACTGGCACATTCGGAGCAGCAGGAACAACCAATAATTTTATTAGTCTAAAAACTCTTACTCAAAGACTACAATATGGCCGCAGAGTATTAATGGCTTTTTGGAAACAAGAAATTGCTATGGTTCAAAAAGCTATGGGATTTAGATTACCAGCAAAAATAGAATTCGATAGAATGGATCTATCAAATGAAGATACTGAAAAAGCTCTGCTCATTCAGTTAGCTGATAGAAATATAGTATCAGACGAATTGATACAGCGAGTTTTTGGTTTTGATCCAGATACCGAAAAATCAAGACTTAATAGAGAAACTAAAGCTAGAGATGGAGAAAGAATGGTTCCAAAATCTGGTCCTTGGCATGATCCTCAAATTGAAAATGCTCTTAAGAAAATTGCATTACAAACAGGATTAGCAACACCAAGTCAAGTAGGATTAGAACTAGAAAAGAAAAAAGCTGGAGAAAAAACAGCACTAGAAATGAAAGTTCCTTCCGGTCCTGCTGGGATTAGCTCTCCATCAGGAATACCTCAACAAGGAAGACCAAAAAATAGTAAAGATTCTCAAAAACGCAAAGATAAGAAGTTCTCACCACAAACAGGAGCTTCGCTACAACTTTGGGCTATGGAGACTCAAGACAAAATCTCAGAACTCATCAATCCTTATTTATTAGAATTTTATAATAAGAAAAATATGAGAAGCTTATCAAGTGTAGAATATAATGAAGCAGAAGCTACAAAAACTAAGATCTTTTTGTCAATAGATCCATTATCAAATATTACCGAAGAATTAGTTTTAGCAAAACTCAATACTATCAATAGTATTGATATTAATAAAAAAATAAATGAGTATACTAAATTAGTTAAACAAATTA